TGGCCCTTGGGGAGCTGGCGGTGGCGGTGGAGCTGGCGGATCAGGTGGGACAGGAAGTCCTAGACCTCCAGGAAGAGGAGGAAACGGTGGTTCTTCAACAAACAATTCAATTACAGGTTCATCTGTAGCATATGCAGGTGGTGGCGGCGGTGGTGCCAACATTGATGGTGGTCAACCAACAGGCCCTGAATCAACTGGTGGAGGAGCAGGTGCAGGTAATGGAGCTTCTCAACCAAACGAAAATGGAAAAAATGCTACTATTGCAAATAGAGGTAGTGGTGCAGGCGGAGGAGAATTCCAAGCTCCTAGTGGAGGAGAAGGTTCTTCAGGTGTTGTTCTTTTAAGAGCACCTAGTGCAGCTAAGTTTAGTGTATCACCTCCAACCAATACAATTACAATTCTTGGACCTGGTGATCAATTAGCAACTTTTACTGTAAATGGAGTGTTAAAAATATAATGGCTCATTTTGCTGAATTAGATGAAAATAATAATGTTATTAGAGTTACAGTTGTAGCTAATGATATTTATACAACTGATGGACCTTTAGGTGAAAATGATATGCATCCTGATGGAGAACTTTGGTGTAAAACATTTTTTAAAGGTGGAAATTGGAAACAAACTTCTTACAACAAAAGTTTTAGAAAAAATTTTGCAGGCACTGGTTGTGTTTATATTCCAGAAAATGATATATTTTCAAGACCAAGACCTTATGAATCTTGGATATTAAATAGAGAGACAGGAGAATGGGATCCACCTATTGCAAGACCTACAGTTAAAACTGGAATTTTAGATGGTGTAGAATATAATTATAGAGGTTGGTGGGATGAACAAACACAAAGTTTTAAAGCTCACTTAGGACAGACTAATATTTACGAATGGAATACGGACACACTAAGTTGGGACTTAATTGTAGAGCAGACTCCGTAATACCGAGACTTACAACTTCATTTATATCCTACCTTAAAGAATTTAATTTAAAAAATAAAACTCTTTTAGAACTTGGTTCTGGAGATTCTACTATTTATTTTTCAAAAGTTTTTAAAAAAGTTTTTAGTTATGAAAGCAATCCTAAATATTTAAACACTTTAAAAAAATTAAAATTAAAAAATGTTAGTTTATTACCTTTAAAAAAAGATATAGGTAAAGATAAAACATTTATTAAACATGCAGAAAAAGCAGATTTAATCATTATTGATAATGATGCAGAATATATAAGTAGATTTTATTTTGCTAAACTTTTTTATAATAATAAAAATATAACAGCCGAAATAGTCTTAGATAATGGTAATTGGAATTTTAAAGCATATATGTTTTTAAAAGAAAATTATTATTGTAGAGACTTTCCAGGTATTAATAAAGTTAATGAAAATACAGTTACTTCAATATTTTTTAAAAAAATAGAAGCCAAAGATTTAATATATTAATCTGTATCTATTGACTTGATTTATTATTTTACATATATAATGAAATTAAGATACAGGTAAAATATGGTACTGAAAGATTATTATTGGTTTTTTGAATCTGCAATTCCAGCTAAAGTATGTCAACAAATAATTGATACTGCCTTAGAAAGACAACAACAAGTTGCTGTAACAGGAATTGAAGCTAAAAAATTAAAAGAAAAAAATAAATTATCTAAAAAAGATGTTTTAGATTTAAAAAAACAAAGACATTCGAATGTTGTTTGGATGGATGATCCATGGATATTTAATTTAATTCAACCTTTTATAAGAGAAGCAAATCAAAATTCAGGTTGGAATTATCAATGGGACTGGTCTGAGACGGCGCAATTTACTATTTATAATAAAAAACAACACTATGATTGGCACTGTGATAGTTGGTCAGAACCATATAACTGTCCTCATATTCCTAGCAAACATGGTAAAATAAGAAAATTATCTGTTACTGTTTCTTTAACTGATCCTAAGGATTATAAAGGTGGAGATTTAGAATTTGATTTTAGAAATCATCCTATGAAATCAACTAATAAAGTTGTTTGTAAACAAATTAGACCAAGAGGATCTATTGTAGTATTTCCATCACATGTATGGCACAGAGTTAAACCAGTAATTTCAGGGATTAGATATTCTTTAGTTATTTGGAATATTGGTTTTCCATTTAAATAAATGAAGAGGTATCATTTTTTAGCATCTCTACCCAGAGCAGGAAATACTTTATTAGGTAGTTTAATAAATCAAAATAAAGATTTTTGTGTTACCGCTAATTCAATTTTATTAGATGTATTATTTAATTTATATGTTTTAAAAGGGACTGCATTATATCAAAATTTTCCTGATAGTATTTCTTATGATAATATTTTAAGAAATGTTTTTCCTAATTATTTTTCACATTGGAAACAAAAAGATATTTTAATTAGAGGGCCATGGGGATTACCTGCAAATTTATTTTTAGTAAAACATTTAATTGATAATCCTAAATTTATTATTTTAGTTAGAAATCCATTGAAGTGTTTAGCTTCTTTTATATTAGAAGAAAAACCAAAAAATGTAGCTGTTAGATGCGAAGAGCTAATGTCTGATGAAGGCGTATTAAAGAAAAGTATAAACTCTATAAATGAAATTATAGATAAAAAAGAAGATTATTTAATAATTCAATATGAGGATTTAGTATTAAATCCCAATAAAGAAATTAAAAAAATATTTAATTATTTAGATGTAAAATTTAAACCTTTGAAAATTACAAATTTAAAACAGTTTGAATTAAATAAAATTAAATATGATGACAGTATTTTACCAGCTAAAATACATAAAATTAGAACTAAAAAAATTGAAAAAAGAAAATATAAAATAACAGATATTTTACCAAGGCATCTTATTGTAAAATATTCTGATGCAAAATATCAATTAAATTGTGTTGTAAAATGAATCCAATTCAAGAAATAAATACTAATATACCATCAGAATTTAACATAAGAATTATAGATAGATTATTTAATGTTACAGGTTGGGGTTTTGCTACAGAAAACGCAACTCGTAAAGATTTAAACAATTCAGATTTTGGATTATCTTTATTAACTTACAGCGATCAATTTCAAGCAAATCAAGATAATATTTTAAATAATTTTGGTGAAGTTGTTTTTGATATTATAAGAAATCATACTACATATGGTTTTAAAAAAATAAGAAGACTTTATTGGAATTGGTATCATCCTGGAAGTATAACAAATTATCATCAAGATAGTAATAATCAAAATGATTATTCAATTTTATATAATTTACATACTAATGATGGAGGAACAGAGTTTAATATAAATAATGAAAAACTTTTCTGTACCTCTAATGAATCAAATGCTTTTGTTTTTTCAAGTGTTTTAAATCATAGAGGAATAGCACCTAAAAATAATTTACACAGATTTTCTTTAAACATTATTACTCACGTATAAAATGGAATCAAATTGGAATAAAATAAAAGATATTATTTCTAGAAGAGAATGTTTTTCAACAGAGTTACCAGACACTATATTTAAATGGTTAAAAAAAGCTTGCACAAAAGCTCGTAAAAAAAGAATAAAAGCAAATAAAACTTTATTAGGTCATATTAAAGAAGAATATTTTATTACAGAAATTTCTGAAAACTTTAAATCTTTTATTTTAAAAGATTGTTTACAGCATGAAATTATTAAAAATAAATCTAAAGATATTACTATTTTGTCTGAAGACAGACCTTTTTATATAGATACTTTATGGGTTAATTATCAAAAAAAATATGAATTTAACCCTCCTCACACTCATAGTGGAATATACTCTTTTGTTATTTTTATTAAAATACCTTATGATTTAAAAAAAGAAGAAAATTATTTTAAAGACATACATGAAGATCAATATAGTTATAATCATACTTCAAAATTTGCATTTTCAAATATTGACTATAAAGGAGAAATCTATACAGATTGTTTAGATGTAGATAAAAGTTTTGAAGGTAAAATGCTATTATTTTCTTCTAAACAAACACATCAAGTATTTCCTTTTTATACAAGTAATGATTATAGAATAACAGTATCAGGGAATGTGAGGTTAAAAGTATAATGAATAAATTTCAAAAAGACAATTATCTAGTTATTAAAAATGCTATTTCAAAAGAGTTAGCAAAATTTGTATATGATTATTTATTGTTAAAAAGACAAGTAGCTGATACTTTTTTTAAAACAGGATATATATCAAGACATGAACACATACATGGAACTTGGAACGATGCTCAAGTTCCAAATACATATACTTTATACTGTGATCCTGCTATGGAAACATTATTGGTAAAAGTAAAACCTATAATGGAAAAATTAACAGGCTTAAAATTAGTAGAAACTTATTCTTTTTCTAGAGTATATAAAAAAGGTGATATTTTATATCGACATACAGATAGAGAATCTTGTGAAATTTCTACTACATTAAATTTAGGTGGTGATCCTTGGCCTATTTTTTTAGATCCAACAGGAGATAAATCTATACTTGATGTAAACTTTACTGAAAAAGGTGAAGAAGTAGTGTTAAAGAAAAATCCAAAAAAAGGTAAAAAGATACTTTTGACACCAGGGGATATGTTGGTGTATAAAGGATGTTTATTAGAGCATTGGAGAGAAGCTTTTGAAGGTGATCATTGTGGTCAAGTATTTTTACATTACAATGATTTAAATTCTAAAAGTGTGGTACCAGATCCTATGGATGGAAAAATACATTTAGGATTACCAAAAGATCATGATGCTTTTTTAGTTAAAAAATAAAAGGAAAAATATAATGTCAGAAGGATTATTAAAAAGAATAGAAGAATTAAAAAAAGAACTAGAAGAAACTAAGTTAGAATTAGAAATGTGTAAAAGTGTTAAAGATAGTGAAAAACAAATGAACTTAGATCTTAAAGAACACATAGAAAAATTAAATTTACAAAATCAAAAATTAGGTGAAATCAATGAGGAGTTTTCTACTAAAATATCTAAACTAAGAAAGTTTATAAAATATAAGATAGATAATATCTAACATGGCATCAATGAAATGGTGGTATTTAAAAAACTTCCTTTCCGAGGAAGAGTCTGAATACTTTCGAAAATATTTAAAAGCAAACAATGATCCTAAATTACATGACCCTGTAAAACAGGGTAAAAGAAAAAAGTGTGATGTTTATATATCTAGGATACTAGATATAAGAATAGATCAAAATATGCATGTGCTGTTTAAAAGATTGGAGAATGTAGTTAGGCATGCTAACTTTATACAATTTTCTGTAGATATTGATCCTTTAGATAATTATATAAATGTATTTTTACAAGAATATAAAGGAAGTAATTCTGATCATTATGATTTTCATTTTGATGGAGAACCTGACAACATAGCGGGAGAACAAAAACTTACTTGCTTAATAAATGTTTCAGAAAAAAAATTTACTGGTGGAGAATTTGTTTTGTTTGATGGTCAAGAATGTATAGTCCCTGAATTAAGTGAAAAAGGTAGTTTATTAATATTTCCATCTTATCATTTACATTCAGTTAAACCTGTTAAAAAAGGAACTAGAAGCGTAGTTGCTGTTTGGTTTACAGGTCCTAGGTGGCGCTAAATATTTTAATTTTTGGATTACCGGGTTCAGGTAAAACTACCTTTGCTAAACAATTAACTCAAAACACTAATATACCTCATTTTAATGCAGATGAGATTAGAGAGTTATTTAAAGATTGGGATTTTTCTTCTGAAGGAAGAGTACGACAAGTATTTAGAATGGTAGATCTTTGTAAGATTGCAAATAAAACTTGTGTAGTAGATTTTGTATGTCCTTATAATTTATACAGAAAGGATTATGATATTACTATATGGATGAATACGATCAAATCAGGGAGATATGAAGATACTAACAAGATTTTTGAAAAACCAACTCAAGTAGATTATGAAATTAAAGACTTTAATTACGATTATATTATAAAGGAGCTTCGTGATAGATTGGGGTGAACCGACAGCTTTGATGCTAGGAAGATGGCAACCTTGGCATAAAGGTCATCAAGAGTTATTTAAAAAGTCTTTAGAAAAGACAGGGCAAGTAATTATTATGGTTAGATCAATGCCTAAATCAGAAAATAATCCATATACATTTTTACAAGTAAAAGATAGAATTGAAGAAGCTTTAAAAAAATACCAGGGTAAATTTGAAATAATTCAAGTTCCAAATATAACTAATATATGTTATGGTAGAGATGTAGGTTATAAGATTGAAGAAATAGAATTACCTAAAGAAATACAAGCTATTTCCGCTACTAAAATAAGATCTCAATCTTTATAGATTAACTATATTAGTGTATACTTCATGTATGCCATTAAGAAAAATACAATTTGTGCCTGGGTTTAATAAACAACAAACAGCATCTGGCGCTGAAAATCAATGGGTAGATGGAGATTTTGTTCGTTTTAGATATGGATCACCTGAAAAAATAGGGGGTTGGGAACAAGTTCTTTCAGACGAATTAGTAGGTGCAATCAGAGCAATACACACTTGGTCAGACTTAGACGGTCGTAGATACGCGGCTTTTGGAACAAATAAAATTTTATATATTTATGACGGTAGTGCTTATTATGACATTACTCCTTTTAATAGTTCAATTGCTGTAGCTGGAGCTGACATAACCACGACTAACGGATCACGGATCGTTACAATAACTACTCCATCACCACACAGTTTAAATGTTGGAGACATTACTACATTTGAAAATGCAGGTTCTTTTACTGCAGGGCAAACTGATTATGTAGCTGCAGACTTTGATGATGTTTTGTTTGAAGTTCAGGATACTTTAACTTCAACTACTTTTACTATTCAAATGCCAAATGCTGAAACAGGCACAGGTGCAACCAACGATGGTACTTTAGATACTAAACCGTATTATCAAATAGGACCTTTATTACAAGCTTTTGGTTATGGTTGGGGAACTGGATCATGGAATGCAGGAACATGGGGCACTGCTAGAACGACTTCACAAACACTATTAGATCCTGCATCTTGGTCGTTAGATAATTATGGAGAATTATTAGTAGCAACTATTAAAAACGGCCCTGCTTTTCAATGGGATCCTAATGGCGGAACAGGTGTAACAACAAGAGCATCCTTAATTACCAACGCTCCAACTAAATCAGTTATGTCTATTGTATCTGATAGAGATAGACATTTAATATTTTTAGGTACTGAAACAACTATTGGTACTGCTTCATCGCAAGATAAGATGTTTATTAGATTTTCTGATCAAGAGAATATTAATGATTATACACCTACTTCGACAAACACTGCAGGTACTTTTAGAATTGATTCAGGAACTAAAATTGTAGCAGCAGTAAAAGCAAAAGATTATATTTTAATTTTAACAGATACTTCTGCTTATTTAATGCAGTTTGTTGGACCACCTTTTACATTTAGTATTAGACAGGTAGGTTCAAATTGTGGCTGTATTGGACAGCATGCTGCTGTCTTTTCTCAAGGTAAAGTTTTTTGGATTGGTGATTCAGGAGGGTTTTTTGTATTTGATGGAACAGTTAAATCATTACCTTCTTTAGTTGAAGATTTTGTATTTACTACAAACAACACTAACCCTGGAATTAATTATAATGCTGGAGAACTAGTGTACGGTTCACACAATAGCTTGTATTCAGAAATAAACTGGTTTTATGCAAGTTCAAATTCTCAATATGTAAACAGATGTGTAACCTATAACTACGATGAAAATGTTTGGGTAACAAGCTCTTTGTCTAGAACTGCTTATACAGATGCTCATGTTTTTGGAGAACCTATAGCAACTCAATTTATTATATCTATGACACCAACGACTCCTGTAGTTCAAGGAATTACAAACGGAGCTTCATATGTATTTAGACATGAAGTAGGTACAAATGAAGTATTAGATAATGGTAATACCATTAACGCTATACCTGCTTACATTCAATCAGGAGATTTTGATCTAGATGTAGATGGAGATGGTGAATACTTTATAAAAATAAGAAGATTTATTCCTGATTTTAAATTTGTTAATGGTAATTCAAAAGTGAGTTTTGTAATTAAAGATTATCCTGCGGATGTAAGTGTTGCTCAAGGTCAACGGACTATCGGACCCTTTACAGTTACAAGTACAACAGATAAAGTAGATACTAGAGCTAGAGGAAGATTAGCTGCAGTTAAAATTGCCAATGATGCAGTAAATGAAAGTTGGCGATTCGGCATGTTTAGATTTGATATACAACCAGATGGTAGAAGATAATGGCTAAAGTAAATGTATTCTTACCTGAACCACCGCAGGAATTTACTCCTGATGCTTTTAGACAAATTAACTTAGCTTTAGAAAGC